TCTTCGGGAATAAAGTCATCAACAACAGTAGAACCAAACCCACTACCATAGGTCGGAGTGTAGGTAGCATCAAACTTGAATTGAACTTCTGCTTCGTAAGTCATTGTGGGTTACAAACAATCAGTGCAGTGTAAGGATCAGGTTGAGTACAGAAATACTGCGGTGGTGGTTCTGGTATCTTAGAAAGAGTTACTAGAGCAATGATAACTTGGAAGAATGGAAGGACAAAAACTATCTTGTCTCTCATTGTAATGCCCGCTCAAGTTCATTGATACGCATAAACTCGGCATATGCTTTATCAGAACGCTCAGATAGAATACTCAGCAAGTCCTCACGGATAGTATCAGTATCCACATAGTCATCAAAATACTTGTCCAGTGCTTCCTTCAGGTAGCGTCTTCGGTGCCACTCTGGGGAGTAGGGTTTGTAGTCCATAACAATGCTGTATATGCTTGGTATTATAGCGCCTCTAAACTTCATTGTCAAGCTCTGCCAGATAATCTAACCACCATTGTGGATTTTTTTCCATCTTCCATCTGGGCACAGGAAGTCCCTTCTCAAAGTAATACTCCCAGAGTGCCTGGTCAATAGTTTCTTTAGTCTCAAGAATTCTCTTCTTCTTCATCAACATCTCCATATGGGTTTTCCACGTAGGGTCCGTGTGGTCGTTTGGAATCCTCTCTGACATAAGTTTGCTCTTCGTTGACGGCAGCAATCCATAATGAGAGTTTCATTACTAACCATATCGTAACTAAAGGAAAAAAGCAAGCAATTAGAATTAAGGGTTTCATTCATCAACCTCCCAACACTTTTCGAACTTATCTCTTAACTCATTTAGTTTCGCCTGATGCTGAAACTCCATAATATGATCTTTTATTTCCTTCTCCTCATCAGTAAATTCCATACGATATTTGAGTTTAGCATCAACAAGACGCACCATTTCCATATAGAACTGAGTGCCTTTATGAATAAACTCTTCGTAGGTCAATCGCGTTGTCTCCAATCAGTTTCGTCTTCGTCACGCTTAAACCAATCATGTAAGTCATCTGGACTATCAAAACCACGACGACCGAAACGTTCATGACCTAAACCACCAATATCAAGTTGGTTCATAAAGTCATCCATATCATCCATATCGGGGTTTTCTGCTCTCCTTCTTGCCTGTCGAAGAATAGTAGCAGCAGAACGATTTGACTTGGCAAGTTTCTCTGCCCAAATCATATCTTCCAAACTTACTGATTCATGAAGCACAATTTTTTCACAAATTGCTTCAAGTCGCAGACGATATTGCGTGGAAAGCATACACTCCTCCGAGTATGAGATTATTTATTTTAAGATATTTCTATTCACCAAACTCTTGTGTCTTTGCTTTTTGTAAGTGTTCAAGAATCTCTTCCCGCCACTCCATCAACTCATAGAAACACTCTTGGTTGTGAGCACATTGACGTAACTCAGAGTCAGGTTTAAGAACACTTTCATAGAATAAACCCCATGCATCACGGCGTTTTTGCTCTTTGCTCATAATTTGTTTCCGATTGTACTATTTAATGGACTTCTTTTTAGACTTTTGGATTTCCTTAAGAATGTATGACTTTGCTGAAGAATAGTTGCGCGACTCATGAACTACAGAACCATTATGAATGATAGCAAACGCTTTACATCCAATGATAGGAACTGCTGCCCACATGCCATCGTTTGTTACATAACCTTCTGGGTCTCCTGTAACAGGGTCAAGAACACCAGGGCGATCAATGAAAGGTTTCTGAAACTTTGCCATTAGAATACAGCAGTTACACCCATAACTTTTGCGTTAGGATTACGTGCCAATGCCACTTCACGGGCTTCCTGATAGTCACGAGCATGAACAACTTCATCAAAGACTTTGCCAGCGACGTAGAGTTGGACTTTGCACTTCATGGTTGGTTCCTTTCGGTGTTGGTATTATAGCAGAAAAGTCAGCGCCTGACAACGCTGATGGCAGGCAAACCCTGCTGGAAAACGGTGTCTACAACCGCCTGAACGCTCTTGGCGGTACTGATACCCACTTTGTCATAGACAGGCACACAGACCAGTCCAAAGGTCTTCTGAGTGCCACCCAGACGGATGACACGCCCGATGGACTGAGAGATACCAATGTAGTCCATGTTACGCATAAACAATACTGCCTCAAGTCCACTCACATTGATACCCTCAGACAGGATGCTGTGGTGAAGAACAACAAACTTCTTGTTAGGATCTTTGCCCCAAGCATTCAGAGTGTCAAAGAACACTTCGCGGTTGACTTTCTTCCCGTCGATAACACCACCAGTCTTGGCAGTAATATACATGCAAGAATAACCACGCTCAGACAACTCTTTGCGGAAGTCAGACTCACTCAGCAGTTTAACAATCTGTTTGGTAGAACGAGCACAGATAAGAATCTTACTCAGAGAGTTCTCATCAATAGTGTCAAGCAGGTTCTGACTATCGCGGTCAGCAATCATCTGCTTGTCCTGCACCATGTCCAGTTGCTTCACAACAACCTTAGGGGGAAGAATGTAACCTTCCTCAACCAACTTAGGAGCAGGAACATTACAGATAACAGAACCATAAACCTCAGGGTCATTCATCCCAGGTTTGGAAATAGTAAGAGAATGCTTAGGAGTAGCAGTGAAGAAATAGCAGCGGTTAGCAACAGAAGAGAAGTGCTCCGTAGCAGGGAAAAAGTTACGTTGGACAGAGTTGTGTGCTTCATCAAAGTAAATCGTATTGACCTCAACATCTGCCTGTTGTAGACGATGCAGAGAATGATAAGTGGTGAAGATGATTACATTCTCACCAGCAGTCCGTGCAGTGTTGACGAACAGGTTGATCTTACTAGGGTTAGTAGTAGAGAAGTGATGAGTCTCACCACTATGAACGTGAAGAATATGAGTATTAGTAGTATCAATGTGCTCCAGAAACTCACTGCAGAGTTGTTCTGCAAGCAGAATACGAGGAGCAACAACAACGACAATACCACGATCGCAAGCATCAAGATATTCCTGAGAATCCTTGATCATACACATGGTCTTACCACCACCAGTCGGAATAACAATAGTGCCTTTCTTATGCTCCAGCATAGCGTCCGTAGCGTCCTGCTGATGCGGGCGAAGAGTAATCAAGAGGTCTCCGTATCAATACAAGTATTATAGCATCCTCAGGGCACTCAGACAAGGGACTATGACGGTTTGTAGAGTGTCACAACCACTTCATCGCCCACTTGCTTGACTTCCTTTACTTTATATCCTTCTGCCATCATATTCATATCGTGGTTGATGGTAGTCTTATATTGATGACATTCTTTACAAAGCAATTGGCATTTATCCGCTTCTTCTAGCAGTTTTTCTAATGTATATCCCCAACATTTCCCTATTGTAAAACTCTTTTGTGCTCTATCAATATGATCAAACTGCAAATCTTCTGTTACTCCACACCCAATACATTTTCCTCCAAGATGTTCTAATAGTGCTTCTTTCTTTTTATTTTTAAGAGCTCTCACACTTTCATTTATTTTTTCTCTATTGTTTTTAGCATATTCTCTATGATATGCATTCTTTTCTTTTTTATTTTTATTATACCTCTCTCTTTCCTTTTCTTTTTTAGTCTCGTAATTTTTGTAAGGCATAATAAGGGCAAATACTACTATTATTTAGTAAATATCTGTCCTTATAGTCCTCATCGCGTATGGGACTATTATAGCACGGAGGGGACTCTACCGATGGGATCTGTGACAGTTCCCTAACTGGTCAGAAATAGTTAAAATTTATTACTACTCTTATCTTTTGGTTAGTGCATGTAGTTCCTGTATGCTCTTCTGTACAGTCAAATGTAACTAACCTATTCTCAACACTATCAACCTTAGTTCCATTACGAAACAAAGTATATCCATCATTAGTGTTCACATAGAATATAGAAGTCTTTGCTCCTTCATAGTCATAGTCAGTATGATATTGATGTTGTATTATCTTCTCAGTTCTTGTAGATAAGTTTGCCTTAACTCTTATCAATGATCTTGGTTTTATCTTATCAATAATAGGATAAAGTAACTTTATATAATCACTATTGACCGTATTATTACCGTAAAAGTTATGAATGAACTGATAGTTATCTAGATAGTCTTCACCTTCATTATAGAAATCAATGCATGTATTATAGTACCAATGCATTACACCCTCTAGCATACTGTTCTGTATTACAGAAAGTTCTAGAGGGTCTATAAAGTTATCATGAAGCTTCATAGTCCATCTCTTCAACCCGGACAAAGGTATTCTACTCAGTTTTTAGAGTCTTGTCAAGAGAGAGTAAATTGTGTTGATCCAACACCAGGAACTGTTATGCTCAGGATATTTCCACCACTAATGGAGAAGATAAACTGCTCTGAGTTCATTTCAATCGCACTCATTATTGCAGTACCAACACCATTTACTGAAAAGTTACCATTACCAATATTTAATTGACCAGCGTTTATTGTTCCAGATGCCTTGATAACACCAGTTGAACCAATACCAACACCAGTATCATCTGGATTTCCACCAACAATTAAGTCATAAGGATTATTTGGTGCTACTATAGTAACAATACCAATTTTTCCACCAATTAAAATATTGTTAGTAATTGTTGCCGTTGGAATTGTGACTCCAGAACCAACCGATAAAGTACCACCAACAAACAAGTTGCTGGTAATTGTAGAAGTTCCTACAACATGTAGATTGTGATCTGGATCCGTCTTACCTACACCTAACTTACCATCCCAAGTTAGAGACATTCTCTCAGTGAGGTTCTGACCATATATCCAACCCCATCTACCAGTGCTGATACCAGCATCTCCAGCATGGAGGTATTGGTTTATACTTCCAGTATCAAAATTGAATATATCTAGAGACTTGATATTACTAGCACTATATGATGTATTAGTATTACCAAACTGAATA